CGGCGGCAGTGACTGCTGGCGACTTGATTCGAATCAAAGATCAAGACTTTGGTAATCATGAAGTGTTCGTAGTCTCGGCCGCAAATACTACTGCGATCAGCACATATCGAAACATTACAACTTCAAGTCTCGTATCGGCCGGAGTTACAAGATCAGATATTGTTATCGATAAACTAAAGTACAGAAATGTCGCATGGAATAACGTTGAAAATGATAACACTGTAAGATATGTCAACTCAGAATATGTAGAGTTCGATCGCTATACATCGATGCAAATTAAGATCGTTCTTCTTGCAACGCAATCTCACATTGTTCCAAAGGTAGAGGCTATTCAGGTTATCGGAGTTTCCGCATAATGTTAGTCAAGACTGAAACTGATGGATTCATGAAAGATACTTCTACTGGAGCTTTCATAAATACAGACGATGCATCTTATGCAAAGTTTGTAGCAGAGAGATCGAAAGCGAAGAATAGCAAAGAGCTATCGAATAGAATCAGTGCAGTCGAAGACGATCTCAAAGAAATTAAAACTCTACTCTTACAAGTAGTGAATGGAAGAAATTAATGTCAAGACCAGTAGCTAATGTTGATGTAATTACCGACTCGTTCGAGGTTTGGCTCCTCGAGACCAATGAACTTCTTCACGCGCTTTCGACAGAAATCATCACTGCAAATAGCACGTATGCAAACACGGGTAACACTGCGTTTCCAAGAACAGCTCAGCTATACGGAACATTCGGGGCTAATAATCTCGTCGTAACAAACTGGATGAAAGGCGGAAACGTCAACGGTTCGTTTGCGAATCTCATGATCAGTACGAACACTGTTCTGAGCAACGTGACATCGACCGAAATTCGTCTGGAAGTTGCCAATGGTTCTTCGAACACATTCATGTGGCAGTACGGTCTACATGCTGGTTTGACTGGTGCAAACCTTGTCGCTAACACAACGAAGCTGACGATTCAGTCGAACTCGACCACGAATACAACAGCAACTGCATTCGCAGTTGTTGCCGCGAATAGCACTAACACTGCTACGATGAATCCAATTAGCTTTAGCACTGGATTGTTTGTAGCGAACACGATTCAGATTACATTAGGTGCCAATGTCACTGCTAATGCCACGAATGGTGGTACGATCCAAGTCACAGGATCCGGAGCAGTAGGTAACAGTGTATCAAATAGCAGCGGCCTATATGTAGGCAATACTGTTACGAACAGTCAGATGACGAGTGTTCGATTCTTTGCCGCAGAAGGTAGCAATACCGTACTCGCAAACAATCAGATCATTAGCATTGCCAATACAACATCATCTGCAAATATTGATCCTATCAGTTTCAAGACAGGCATCTTTACAGCTAACACCATTCAAGTTTCACTTGGTGCCAATGTCACTGCGAATGCTACCAACGGCGGCACGATCCAAGTAACAGGAACTGGTACGGTCGGCAATACGGTTGCAAATAGTAGTGGCCTGCATGTAGGTAATACTTTAAACTCTTCACAAGTCACATCAGTTCGTTTCCTTGCATCTGAAGGTTCAAACACCACTCTTGCAAATACTCGAATCATTAGCATCGCTAACTCGAGTGCCACTGCAAACATCGAACCGAACGCATTTAAAACTGGCATCTTTACTGCCAATACTATTCAGATCTCGCTCGGCGCAAACGTCACGGCAAATGCTACCAATGGTGGTACAGTGCAAATCACTGGAACAGGTGCGATTGGTAACGTTGTAGCAAATAGTAGCGGAGTATTTGTAGGTAATACGCTTAACGCTTCTGAGTTAACATCGCTTCGATTCTTCACCGCAGAAGGTAGTAATACCGTTTTAGCGAATACTCGAATTGTTAGCATTGTCAACTCAACGTCGACATCTAACGTTACACCGACAGGATTCTTTGCAGGTATTGTTACTGCTAACCAAACAGTTGTTGCAGTCGGAGCGAATGTCGTTGCAAATGCTACTACGGTTCTTGTTGGGAATGCAACGTTTAATACGGCGATTGGTAATGGATCGATCACTGCATCTGCGAATCTTACCATTACGCCGACAAGCCATCTTGTTGTTGTAGGTGCTGCGACAGTCAGTTCGAACGTTGCTCTTGCAAATACGCTGACGGTTACAGGAAATACGAATCTTTCGAATACGCTCACTGTAACTGGAGCTACAACGCTTTCGAGTACTCTTGGAGTAACAGGAGCAACTGCTCTAGCGAATACGCTCGCAGTGACTGGTCCTGCTACACATGCAAACATCGTGACTTTCAAGACTGAGCACGTAGTTGATATCTTTGCAAACGGAAATCTTGGAGCTACGACTGGTTCAGATCTTCTTGTCTTCGAATATCCAAAGGCAGACTATAGCACTGCTAAACTTCTCATTCAATTGAAAAATGCTGGTAATACACAGATCTCTGAAGTACTACTTGCTCATGATAATTCGACTGCGCAGCTTACAACATATGGTACGGTTTCTTCACCTGTTGCAGCTAATTCCGGAGTCAGCTTACTTGGTACTTTCTCTGCGAACGTGGCTACTGCAAACGTAAGAGTATATGTCAATCAAACAAGATCTAGCACGGCTGCAAAAGTTGTTGCTCAATTCATTAAGTAAGGTAATATATGTCAGGCGCAAATAATAGATTTAAGGTTGATAACGGTCTAGTTGCTTCTGGCAACGCGATCTTCTATGATCGTGTCGACGTAGAAGCCAACGCGCACTTTAAAAACGACTTGTTTGTTGTATCTGGTAACCTTGTAGTAAATGGTTCTCTTGTATACGCCAACGTTACCATCGGTCAAGGCGGGGTTCTTCTGATTGCAGATCAGCAGCCACTCGGTAATACTTCAAACCGTTTCAATGCTTTCGTATTTAATACGACATCTTATGGAACACTACGACCAGATGCAAACGGTGGTGCACTTGGTACTACGACTGCTCGCTTTGATGTCTTTGCAAACAATATCACCGTTACAAATACGGTGAATTTCCCGAGTGGAGCAGGCGTTAACTCGTCGCTCTATACTGGTACAGCAAGCAATGCTAACACCGTATACAATATCTCGGCGAATGGTATCGTAGTCAGAACTGGTACAGGAACAGGTACTACGGTATCGATTGCTTCTACGAACGGCATTAGCGTAACAAACGGCAACGGCGTTTCTGGAAATCCTACGATTAGTTTTGTAGCGAATGCTGGTTTAACAGTAAACGCGGCAGGCGTATTTGTTGATGCATCTGCTATTACTGTCGGTACACTTCCTACATCTCGGGGCGGTACAGGCGGATCGATCAATAACCTTCTACCTACACAATCTGCTGGAACAACAGGTTTCGTCCTTGCATCAAGTGGAGCGACAGCTAACTTGGTGTGGACGCAACTTGCTGGACCTCAAGGTGCGCAAGGTGCAACTGGTGCTCAAGGTGCACAAGGATCTACCGGTTCTCAAGGACCAACTGGTGCTCAAGGCGCAGCTTCGACAGTTCCTGGTCCACAAGGCGCGCAAGGAATAACTGGTTCCCAGGGTCCACAGGGAACAACTGGTTCTCAAGGACCACAAGGACCTTCGGTTCAAGGACCGACGGGACCACAAGGTGCACAAGGAATTATCGGACCTCAGGGACCGCAAGGAACAACTGGTGCTCAAGGTGCTGCTTCAACCGTTGCCGGTCCTCAAGGCGCCCAAGGTTTGCAAGGTATCCAAGGACCACAGGGACCGCAAGGCCTTACAGGTGCACAAGGTGCAGCATCTTCAGTTGCTGGTCCTCAAGGTGCTCAAGGATTACAAGGCGCTCAAGGTGCAACTGGTCCTCAAGGATCTCCTGGAATAAACGGAGCACAAGGTGCAACTGGTGCTCAAGGCGCGGCAGGTTCAAGTATAACAGGTGCTCAAGGTGCAACCGGACCACAAGGTGCCCAAGGAAGTGCATCTGGTGCTGTCGCGCCTATTCTAAGACACGTCACCGCAGGATTTACAAGTGGCGGCCAAGTTTTTGTAACAGCGACTCAACCTACTGCTTCAGCGGCTGGTGATATCTGGATTGACACTGCAGGAACTACAGGATATACACAAAGTCTCTCGTCAAATGGATGGACTAAGTTGCCAAACGGAGCAATTATTCAGTGGGGAACAGTAACTGTTACTCCAAATACTACAGGATCTGGATCATTTCCAACATCGTTCACCGCGGTTGCCCGAGCTGTGATGAATGGCGTAGGAGATACAGGCGTATTTGGACAGGCTTCTAAAGGTGCAACCATTTTTAGTGTATCAACAACTGGTTTCAGTTGGTTTAACGGAGATGAAAGTTCTCATACCGGTTACTGGTTAGCAATGGGATATTAATAAAATGACAATTTACTACAGCCCAACAACAAAAGGTTTTTACGATACTGATTTTGGGTATCCGTCATTGCCGCAAGATATTGTTGAAATTACCGCAGAGCAACACCAGCAGTTTCTCCATGGTATGAATATGCAAAATAAAGAATTGGTTTTATCACAAGGAAATCTTGTTTTGCAAGATCGAGTCGTGGTAATTACTTGGGAACAAATTAGATCGAAAAGAAATAATCTTCTAGCTTTATCTGACTATACTCAAATGGCAGATTGGCCTGGAGATAAAACTGCTTGGGCTACATATCGTCAAACTTTAAGAGATCTTCCTCAGACTTATACAAATGCAGCAGACGTTGTTTGGCCATCTAAGCCAGGAGAATAATAAGTGCCGCTAACGTTCCTATCTGCTAAACCTGTTAAATATTGGAACGGCTCGTCGTGGGTCGGGAGCCAAGATTTTGCCGCCGTTAAAATGTGGAATGGATCTACGTGGCAATATGTAGGAATACGTCCGTATGCAGATGTAGCCTTAGTTACTTTTAGTCCCGTGGGCGGCACAATATCATCTCCGACTTTTGACACTGCCGAAGCGTATGGTTCCCAAGCAGGTTATACTATCACAGCTTCTTCAAGCGTAGTTTGGACTTATACTGGAGGAGATGGATTTAGTGGATACGCCAGTGTTGCAAGTGGAGGAAGTGCTTCATCAATTGAACTTGTAGCAGCTTATACAGGTGGTTTCAATGAACAAACGTTTAACGTATCAGCATCAAATGGTGCAGAAACTAAATATTGGGTGATAACTGTAACATCTTATAGTTTTGAATAAACATAGCGGAAGAATTAAATGGCACTGAAAGCAAATATCATTATCGATCAAGGCACTTCATTTGCTACGTCTATTGATGTGACTGATGAAAATGGTAACATCGTAAATCTTACAGGATTTACAGGTGCCGCTCAGATGCGTAAGCATTATACTTCGACCGCTCAAACCGCATTTACAGTTTCGATTACTGCTGTGACTGGCGTCGTCGCTCTTTCGATGTCGGCAAATACCACAAATGGCCTTACAGCCGGAAGATACGTATATGACTGTGAGTTGACTGATGGCAGCGGAACAGTTTCTCGTCTTGTTGAAGGTATCGTCACAGTTACACCAGGAGTTACAAGATAATGGCAGGTGCATCTCGTTTAGTCGCTACAATTACAAATAACAACGGCAGATTATCATCTGCTGGTCCTATTACTCTGAAAAATCAAATTCAAGAAATACGAAGTATTGAAAACATACTCGACGTCAGCGTCGTTGAAGCCGCCAATGGCGCTACATTAATCTACAATTCTCAAAATGATAAATATGAGGTGAGACAACTGTCATTCGCGGATCTAGCAGTAGATCTCGACGGCGGATCATTTTAACCTAAAAGGAATAGCCAAATGGCAGACAATTTAATTCAAATTAAAAGGTCGTTAACGACAGCTGATGCGCCAACATTAGCTAACGGTGAATTAGCGTTTACAGCAAATGGCGATCACTTATTTATTGGTTCGAATGGTGCTTCGATCACCATTGCCGGTAAATTTAATCCTGGTATACTGACCGCCAACCAAGCACTCGTTGCGAATGGTACCTCTGGTATCGACAAGATTATTGTTGCTAACGCTGTTGTGACAACAGTTACAGCCAATGGTTCGACGGGTACCAACGGACAAGTACTGAGTTCAAATGGAACAGCCGCTTATTGGGAAACTCCTACTTCTGGCGTATCTGGTTCAAATACACAAGTTCAATTTAATAATTCTGGCGCATTAGCCGGAGACGCAGACTTTACGTTTGATAATACCAATAATAAACTGTCTGTTGCCGGCGGCGTTCTTGCTGGCTCTGGCGGTAACTTCGTCGTTGGTTCTAATTCTTTTGTTGCGAATGCCACCGGTGTATTCTCTACAGGCACCGTGAACGCAGCGATTGTGAGTGTTGGTACGGCGTTCGTAGCAAATGCCACACAGATCAATATTGGAACTAACGTTGCTCTTAATGCAAATGGCACAAATGGTACTGCAGGACAAGTTCTTGCATCGAACGGAACAGCTGTATACTGGGTAACACCTCAAGATGGTGATATTACATCAGTCGTAGCCGGTTCTGGTCTTACTGGTGGCGGTACATCTGGCGAGGTAACTCTTGATGTTGGTGCTGGTAACGGTATCAGCGTCTCTGCAGACGCGATTGCTGTAGTTGCAAATAGCGGTCTTGCTTCAAATACCTCAGGCGTACACGTTATTGCAAATAACGGTCTATCTGCAAACGCAACAGGCGTTTTTGTTGTTGCCGGAGCTGGTATTGCTTCGAACGCAACAGGTGTGCATGTCGTATCTGGTAACGGTACGATTGTTTCGAATACCTCGGGCGTTTATGTCAATGCTGCTGCACTTTCAATTGCCACATCGCAACTTTCAGGCGACGTTGCTCTTGGTTCGGGTACATCAGGCGACTATGTTGCTACTATCACAGCTGGTAACGGTATTTCTGGATCCTCATCTGGTGAAGGTGGTGCAGCCACGATTGCTGTTGTAGCAAACAACGGTATTGTATCGAATACTTCAGGCGTCTTTGCCAAAGCTGCTAACGGTATTTCTGTTGATGGCGCTGGTATCAACGTTGTTGGCGGTGATGGTCTTACAGCTAACGCGACTGGAGTTCATGTTGGTGCTGCTAACGGTATTAATGTCACTGCAGATGCAGTTGGCCTTACCACTGGTTCAACACTCACGGTCAACTCTGCTGGACTCCATGTTAATACTGCACTCTCGATTACAGATCTTTCTCTTTCCGGAAATCTGACTGTTCTCGGTACGCTTTCGACAATCGATACTACCAACCTGACAGTCCAAGATTCGCTGATCGAGCTTGCAAACGGAAACGCAACAACCGACATTCTTGATATCGGTCTTTATGGTCAATACGGTGCCACTGGAGCTAAATATACCGGTCTTTTCCGTGATGCTACAGATGGCGTTTATAAGCTCTTTGCTGGTTCTCAAACAGAACCTACAACAACCGTAGACACTGCAGCAGTTGGTTATACGACTGCTACATTACAGGCATTCTTGACTTCAGGCGGTTTAGTTTCGAATGCGACTAACGTTACTCTTACTGCAAACTCTACACTTGCGGTTGGTATCACAGCGAATACATTGAGTCTTTCGACTGCACTGCCTGGAACAAGCGGTGGTACTGGACTCGCGACTGTTACTGCAGAAGACATTTTAGTTGCTAACTCTTCGAACGGTTTTAGAAAATTAGCTGTTGGCTCTACTGGATTCGTGCTTCAGTCTAACGGTACAGCAGTTGTATACGCAACCCTCGACGGCGGGACATTCTAATTTATGGAAGCTGAATTTGTAAATGAGTACATCAATCGATTACTCGCGAGTGTACATGATCTTACAAGTAAGAACATCATGCTAGAAACAAGACTGGTCATGGCCGATAAAACCATGACCAGTCTTCAAGCAAAAATTGTTGATCTTGAAAAGCTTGGAAATAAAAATAAAAAAGCTGAAGATACTTCTGTATAAATAGAATATTAGGGGTTACATAACCGCTTCGTTGCTCTATATAGAGGTTGAGAATGGCAAATAAATTTCAATTTAAGCGCACGACAATTTCTGGTCGTACAGCTAATACTACTGACGTAGCAAATTCCGGCTTTATTGATAACGGTGAATTTGCAGTCAACCTAACTGACCGTAAAGTCTTCTCTTCAGATGCTGCGAATGCCATCTTTGAAGTTGGTTCAAATCTCTCTTCTCTCGCTGTCACTACGATCGTAGCCAACGGATCTTCTGGATCCAACGGCCAAGTTCTTTCATCGAATGGAACAGGAGTTTATTGGGGCTCAGGCGGTACGGCAAATGCTGCTACCATGAATACCTATACGTTTACTGTCACATCGAATACCACGGTGTTTACAGGATTAGACGACACATCAAACACATTCGTATATACTTTAGGGCTTGAAAGCGTCTTCATTAATGGTTCGCGTCAGATTGCGGCCGTTGACTATAACACGACAAATACCACGGTCTTAACGCTTACATCGAATGCGATTGCTGGTGATATTGTTCAAGTTACAACTTTAAATGGTGCTTCACTTACTCTCGGATCTCAAGGCGCTCAAGGTGCTCAAGGTGCAACCGGTGCACAAGGTGCTCAAGGCACAACGGGTGCTCAAGGCGCTCAAGGTGTTGCTGGCGCTCAAGGTGTTCAAGGCGCAACTGGCGCAACTGGTGCTCAAGGCACAACGGGTGATCAAGGTGCTCAAGGTGTTGCTGGCGCTCAAGGTGTTCAAGGCGCAACTGGCGCAACTGGTGCTCAAGGTGTTGCCGGCGCTCAAGGTGTTCAAGGCGCAACTGGCGCAACTGGTGCTCAAGGTGTTGCTGGACCTCAAGGTGTTACTGGTGCTCAAGGCGCTCAAGGTGCTCAAGGTGCCACCGGTGGAGGTGTAACCTCAGTCGCCACGGCTAATGGACTTTCTGGTGGAACGATTACAACTAGTGGTACAATTGGAGTAACTGCTGGGCCAACACTTACGGTCAATACGACTGGTATTCATGTGAATTCCACATTATCAATCGCCGATCTTACACTCTCGGGTAACCTGACAGTTTCCGGTACAAGAACTTACGTGAACACCACAACACTCGACGTTGGTGATAATATTGTTACGCTGAATGCAGATCTTGGAGCTAATCCTCCTACTGAGAATGCTGGCTTCGAGATCATGCGCGGGACGTCTGCCAACGTTCAGTTCGTCTGGGATGAAACAAATGATCGCTGGTCTACAAACAGTCAACCACTTGCTGTTTCGTCTCTTGTAGCCGCAGGTGCTGCATCTGGAATTACCACCCTTGCTGCCGGTAATACTACGATCACTGGTTTTGCCAACGTAACCTCGACGCTACAAGTAGCTGGTATTACTACTCTTAATGCCAACGTTGCAATGGCAAATAATGTGTTAAGTAATCCTAAGCTTGCTTCATACAAAGAAGCAGTTGTTGCCAATACTATAACAACAACTACTCACACTGTAGATTTATCACTATCCAACGTATTCGATTTGACATTGGCCAACGCGTCTATTACAATTACATTTTCAAATCCTCCTGCATCGGGCAATGCATACAGTTTCACACTTCATTGTAAACAAGACGCCACGGGATCGAGAATAATCACGTGGCCGGCTTCTGTTAAATATCCGAATGCTTCGACACCGACGATGTCAACTGGTGCAAATAAAATCGATGTCTTCAGTTTCTTTACCCTCGACGGAGGTACAACATATCTCGGTGCCTTATCTCTTGCAAATACAGGTTAATAAGAAGGTTATACGATGCCATTAAATGTATTTAGAGCTTCAGGTAAGGCTGCTCCAGCCACACAAGTATTCAATGCCCCCGCAACATTCGTCGTTCCTGCAGGCGTATATTCTATAGATATATCTGGTCGTGGCGGCAATGGAAACGCTGGTAATGCAGGCAATCCTGGTACTGCTGGCAATGCTGGTAATCCTGGAAATAATGGGGCCGCAGGAACTGGTGGTGCTGGTGGTACAGCTGGGACATCTGGCAATCCTGGCGCATCAGGAAATGCTGGCACAAACGGGGCCGGCGGAGCTGGCGGTGCTGGTGGTACAGCTGGAACATCTGGAAATCCCGGCGCATCAGGAAATGCTGGCACAAACGGTGCTGGCGGCCCAGGAGGAGCCGGAGGTGCTGCAGGGAATGCTGGGAATCCAGGTGCCACTGGCAATGCAGGTACGAATGGTGCTGGCGGAGCTGGCGGTGCTGGTGGTACTGCTGGAAATGCTGGAGCGACAGGAAACTCCGGCAATCCCGGTACTAATGGTGCCGGTGGTGCAGGCGGTGCTGCTGGTAATGCTGGGAATCCAGGTGCCACTGGCAATGCTGGTAACCCAGGAACAAATGGCGCCGGCGGTGCTGGCGGTGCTGCTGGTAATGCTGGGAATCCAGGTGCCACAGGAAACTCTGGTAATCCTGGTACCAATGGTGCCGGCGGTGCTGGCGGTGCAAGAGGAAATGCTGGGAATCCAGGTGCCACAGGAAACTCTGGAAATCCAGGAAATAATGGTGCCGGCGGTGCTGGTGGCACTGGCGGTAGCGCAGGTACGGGAGGAGGCGGCGGACAAGGTTCAGCCCGACCTTGCGGTGGCGGAGCCGGTAGCGGTGGTAGTCCGGGCGGTGGCTGCGGTTGTTTTGGCACCCCATTTGCGCCTTGTTCTGCCCCCGGCGGCGCCGGAGGCTCTCCTGGCGGAGGAAATGGTGGCTTTGGTGGAAGCGCAAATCTTGGGGGGTGCGTTTGCGGCGGCGGCGGTGGCGGCGGCGGAGGCGGCGGTAGCGGAGTGACTGGTAATTCAGGGAGTGCAGGTGGTGCGGGTGCCAATGGAAGTGCTGGAAATACTGGAGCCGCAGGATCAGGGGCAACTGCTGGAGCAGCAGGAAGTCCCGGTGGAGCTGGGGCCAATGGAAATGCTGGAAATACTGGAGCAGCAGGAACTGGAGCAAACGCTGGAGCAGCAGGAAGTCCTGGTGGAGCTGGTGCCAATGGTAATGCCGGCACAACAGGGGCGGCTGGAACTGGAGCAAACGCCGGAGCAGCAGGAAGTCCTGGCGGTGCCGGTGCTAATGGTAATGCCGGCACAACAGGGGCCGCAGGTACAGGGGCAACTGCTGGAGCAGCAGGAAATCCAGGTAATGCAGGCGCAGCAGGAAATACTGGAGCAAATGGTAATGCAGGAACAGGGGCAACCGCTGGATCTACTGGCAATCCAGGTAATGCCGGCGCAGCAGGAAATCCAGGTGCAAATGGTAATGCCGGCACTGGAGCTAATCCAGGGGCAGCAGGGAGCCCTGGAAATGCCGGAGCAGCAGGAAATACTGGAGCAAATGGTAATGCTGGCACTGGAGCTAATCCAGGAGCAGCAGGAAATCCAGGCGGTGCCGGAGCTGCTGGTAATGCTGGGACTGGCGCAGCAAACGGAAATCCGGGATCAAGTGGAAACCCAGGCAACGTTTCAACGTTTGGTTCCTTAGCTAATTTTCCAGGTGGAACCGGTGGTACTGGTGGGGCTGGAGGAAATGCTACAAACGGAGCAGCTGGCTCGGCCGGAACTTCTGGAAATCCAGGTGGATCAGGCAATCCCGGAAATAATGGGGCTGCAGGAACTGGCGGTGCTGGTGGTACAGCTGGGACATCTGGTGGTATTGGAGGAACAGGCAATCCCGGTAACAATGGAGCTGCTGGTACAGGCGGCGCCGGAGGATCGGCCGGTACTTCCGGAGGTATTGGAGGAACAGGCAATCCCGGTAATAATGGAGCTGCAGGAACTGGTGGTGCTGGTGGTACAGCTGGGACATCTGGTGGTATTGGAGGAACAGGCAATCCTGGCACCAATGGGGCTGGTGGTGCAGGAGGAGCTGGTGGTAATGCTGGTAATCCAGGAGCCACTGGTAATGCCGGCAATCCAGGAAATAACGGTGCTGGTGGTGCAGGCGGTGCTGCTGGTAATGCTGGTAATCCAGGAGCCACTGGCAATGCTGGTAATCCAGGAAATAACGGTGCTGGTGGTGCAGGCGGTGCAAGAGGAAATGCTGGGAATCCAGGAGCCACTGGCAATGCTGGTAACCCAGGAACAAATGGCGCCGGTGGTGCAGGAGGAGCTGGTGGTACGGCGGGTAACTCCGGATCTCCTGGCAACGCTGGTGTAGGCGGAGGCGGCGGAGGCGGCGGAGGCGGAGGCGGAGCATCGGGTTGGACTTTAAAGCAAGGTGGTAGCGGCGCCGGCAATGCTGGTACCGCGGGTAATTCAGGCAACATAAGTGGTGCTACTAACGGCAACGGCGGCGCAGGCGGCAATGGAGGACTTCTTTCGGGCGCTGCCGGTGGTTCAGGTAATGCAGGAACACCAGGCAGCGCAGGAAATACAGGAGCCGCAGGAACTGGAGCAAACGCTGGAGCAGCAGGAAGTCCTGGTAATGCAGGCGCCAATGGAAGTGCTGGAAATACTGGGGCCGCAGGAACTGGAGCAAACGCTGGAGCAGCAGGAAGTCCTGGTAATGCCGGCGCTGCAGGAAGCGCTGGTACAACAGGAGCGGCAGGAACTGGAGCAAATCCAGGAGCAGCAGGAAGTCCAGGCGGTGCAGGAGCCAACGGAAATGCTGGTACAACAGGAGCGGCAGGAACTGGAGCAAATCCAGGAGCAGCAGGAAGTCCTGGTAATGCCGGCGCTGCAGGAAATGCCGGAGCGACTGGCAATGCAGGAACTGGAGCTACAAATGGTGCAGCTGGAAATCCAGGAGGTGCAGGAGCAGCAGGAAATGCTGGAGCGACTGGCAATGCAGGAACTGGAGCTACAAATGGTGCGGCTGGAAACCCAGGCGGTGCCGGAGCTGCTGGTAATGCTGGCACAACAGGAGCAGCTGGAACTGGAGCTACAAATGGTGCGGCTGGAAATCCAGGAGGCGCAGGAGCAGCAGGAAATACTGGCACAGCAGGTAGTGCTGGAACTGGAGCGACCGCCGGAACAGCCGGCACATCAAATCCTGGAGCATCAGGAAACGCTGGTAATATTGGTACTACGACAAATTCAGTATCAGTAAAAGTATACCCATATCAAATAGTTTCTATAAATATTGGAACAGGCAGCGCTAATGGTACGATGAGTGTAACATTTTAGCACAAATAACAAAAAGGAAACAATACATGCTAGTAGGAATTAAAGACGTTTATCTTTATACTGGTTTGACTACGACAGGTGGCAACGACTCTGCTGCAGCCTATCAGTGGCTACAGGATAATAACATTGAGTTTACTCATTTATCATACAACGATAGTAGTCAATACGAATCTGTATTCAATGCTCTAAATACATGGGATATTGGAGAATTTACTGATTTTCCATTTGTCATCTACGATGAAAAACATGACGATTTTACCGCAGTCAAACAAGCATTGATTGGCTTAGATGCCATCACAGAGAGCAACTTAGTCGAACTAGCAGCCCTGTAATTTACATATATATAATAGAGTCATTCATTTGGAACATGTTAACATACAAAGAATGGCATTGGTAATGCGTTGCTATGACAAACTTCCACCACATCTCAGAATATGGATCTCAAGCTTACATTTTAGTTTGCATGATGATCATATTCTGAGAGGTGCGAGCGACGTCGAGCAATGTAAAAAATTTATTGAATCTGGTGGAATACACTATGAAAAACCTGGAAATGGACAAAATTGATGTTTTCGTTTTTTGAAAAGAATGAGCCTAAACTAGAATTTCTTTGCTATGATGATGATTTAGGAAATATACCAGAACCTTATCCTGCCCGCAAACTGATACCAGAATGGTATAAAGCTTTGCCAATGAAGAAGGATGTAGGCTTTGATCAATCTACTCTCAAAAGATGCCCACCTTTTCTTGATGCGATGATCACGGGTTGGATTATTCCACTCGTTGCTGATGTTGAAATCACTTCGAATGAAGATTGTTCGTTCATTGAATACAACAGCAAATATCCGAGAGCAATGATCGAGAATCATTTACAGTGGCAAGTAACATCTGACAAATGCCCCGCTCCACATTTACCAAAACCTCCAATTAAATTCATGAACTGGTGGGCAATCAACTGCCCGAAAGGATACTCACTGTTGTTTGTTCCACCATTAAATAGACCTGATCCAAGATTTACTTGTTTTTCGGGTATGGTAGACTGCGATGGTTATTTTGAGTTTATTAACTTTCCATTTGTTTGGAACGAACCCAATTTTAAAGGTATTCTACCTGCTGGTACACCGTTAATGCAGGTTATTCCAATTAAAAGAGATACTTTGTTTTCGAAAAATGTATGTAGAGCATTCAATGAAACTGAACTGAAAGCACTCAAAGGTACACGTAGAAAGCTTCAAAGTCATGAATCCCATTATCGAGATAATATTTGGGAGCGTAAATAATGGCAGTATATCAAATAGCTCCTTCTCCATCGTTAGGTATACCAGAAATTTCTTTTGCATCATGGCGTGATGGTTTTACTGAAGAAGAGATCGATAAAATAGTTAGTATTGGTGATAGTCTCACGATCAAATCTGCTAGTGTTGGACCTGATAGTAAAGTTGAAGAAGCAGTTAGATCATCTAAAATAGGTTGGATAAATCTTACGCCCGAGACTAATTTTATATATGATAGAATTGCTTTCATAGCAAGACAACTGAACGGTGAATTCTTCAATCTAGATATATGGGGATTTGTAGAGGACTTTCAGTATACTATATACGATGGAAAAGACGATCATTATACGTGGCATCTTGACAGAGGTGGAAATGCAACGAATGCGCCTCGCAAATTATCTCTTGTAATACAATTATCTGATCCTTCTGAATACGAGGGGGGAGATCTTGAGATATTTGATGCACCCGTGCCGACTCAAGTCACAAAACAAAAAGGTTTAGTAGTTGCATTCCCGTCCTTTATTTTACACAGAGTAACTCCTGTGACAAAAGGCATTCGTAAAACTCTAGTAGTATGGTTAGCTGGTCCTCAATTTAAGTGAGATAATATGACAAGAGAATGTGGAAGTTGCACGAAGTGCTGCGGTTGGTTAACTGGAGAAGCTCTTGGCCATCAATTTTGGCCAGGAAGGAAATGTCATTTTGTAACTACAAAAGGATGTTCGATACATGAACAACGACCTGAGAATCCGTGCAAATCGTTTAGCTGTGTATGGTTAGGAAATGAAAAGTTTCCACTCGGTCTTGATACTATTCCGATGTGGATGAAACCAGACGAATCAAACGTAATTATGGTTTGGAGACAACACGAAAATCCTGATCTTAGCTTTTTACAACTGCTTGAAGCAGGCGCTCCGCTAACAGCCGAAATACTTAGTTGGGCTATTCAGTATGGTTTGAACAACGGTTTAAATATATTTTATCAAGTCAACAGTGGTTGGAATAAGATTGGAAACCGACTGTTTTTAGATACAGTGATAGAGGCTGATCTTTCCCAATATACATAACATAAGGATTTTATTATGACAGACATACTTGATCAGTGGCAGTATTTTAGCTCACCTATCTATAGTATTATGAAGCCAGAACTTCTTGATTTCTCAAGAGCAGCATCAAATGCGGCGTTAAGGGCCGCGCGCAAAATAACAAAAATAAACGATGTATATCCAGTCGTGCAAGCAGATGTGTCTAACGAAGAAGATCTTCTTCCACTGATACAGTACACATTAAACACAGCATGGAATCTTTTGAGCGATCAAGGATACAACATGAATGGACTTTCGACTTATCTTACCGAATGTTGGAGTCAAGAACACCATAAGTATTCATCAATGGAGTATCATAATCACAGCGACTGTCAGTTAGTTGCTTTTTATTTTTTAGAGTGCCCGAAAGATCCTCCGCGAATGGTGATTCATGATCCGCGACCAATGAAACTTATGTTACCACTATACGAACATAATTCTTCTAACATTACCACAGCAACATCTTCTATTAATTTTACGCCAGTTCCTGGTCAACTAATGTTTGCAAATTCCTGGCTACCGCATAGCTTTACTCGTAACACATCAACCAAACCTTTCAAATTTATTCACATGAACATTGGTACACGTCCGTACATTGAACCTATAGTATATGATGCAACAGCAGAAATAATCTAATATGTCTGAGTTTATGATAAGATTCAATCAATCAAGAGGACAACCTAATCGCGGGACAGAAGATCATGTCTGGCGCGTTTTCGAAGATGGTAAAGAATATCTATGTAAAAATGTTATCATTAATGTTCCAAGCCGTGGGGCAAAGACAGGTCAAGATTGGAATATCTGTTGCGAAGGTACTATGAGCATATGTAAAGACACCTCTACAATTACTATTAACTAAATTATTATCGGTGAAATTATGAACTTAGAATTTTCAGAAATAAAACTTTATAACCCAGGAGTTCTTAAAACAAGAATTCCAGTTTCTATTTTTGCTGAGTTGACTTGTGACTTGCAAAAGCAAGTTGATAATAATCCGGAAAAATACAATACTAATTTAGCTGGGCAATTAGAAACAGAATTTCAGTATGTTATTAACGGGCAGTTTAGAGAATGCATAGAGCAAACGTTTCTTGAATATAGAAGAAAATTTAATTTTTATGAAAATCATAATTATGTCATTGATAATGATGCTTGGGTAAATTTTCAGAAGAAACACGAATATAATCCAATACATTTTCACCACAAAGCTATTTCATGGGTGATATGGATTGCAATTCCTTATGATTTAGAAGAGGAATTAAATATGCCAAATGTAAGAGAATCAAACTATAAAGTTGCATCAAAGTTTGAATTCATTTATAACTCATTAGACGGTGGAATTAGTACGACTCAATTAGATATTGATAAGACATGGGAAGGTTCTCTTATTATGTTTCCAAATTATCTTAAGCATCAGGTATATCCGTTTCAAACTTCAGACGAACATCGTATTTCTATTTCTGGTAATATAGACATTAGAAATTAATTGGGCGAAGTGGAGTTAAGACTACAATTGTCCCAGAAATTGATGAGTATGCTCTTGCGAGAGCCGCTTTTGATTTCATTGACCCAATGGTAGTATCGACTGCCTTCGAAGTATAAGACCGCACCTTCGGTAGGTTGAAAAGACTCGTGTGTATATTTTAACAATTCTTCTTTTAAAACTTCCGGAGGGCTCAGTTCTTTTTCATAGTCTAACCAACTTCTTTCAGAAATACAAAATTCTCCGCCTTCAAGATCGATTGCTTCTAAGTAACACGATATGGTAATTGGAGACATTAATTCTTCTGGTTTCAACTTTTCTCCAGCCTCAATTCTGTGCCGAAGCTTTTCATTAAAATCTACATGAGGCCACAAATCTCCAGAAGATTTATACGCCTGATACCAATATTCAATATGAGTTTTGTTACAATTAAACTGTTCTCTGTCGAGAAATTCAAGCACAGCTTCATCTGTTTTATTTGTAGGCGCATTACGATCAAAGTAATGCATGTTCGTATGCCTATTTAAACCTTCAAGAAAAGTTAAGCGAATATCTTCATCGAGAGTAGATCTACGAATAATCCTCGAGTTTCCATGGTACATTTTCAAATCTTTCAAAAACATATTTAGCAGCCTCTTTATTCTTTAAAGATTTACCAAAAGCCTTGACGAAACTGTTTGGCATTTTCTTATAGGAAGAAGCTCCTGCTTTATTATCACATTCTGCTGGATGTCGAGAAATTTCTAACTCGTCACATATCTGATTGATATTGGTTTGAGTAAAAAAATCCTCATAAAAGAAGTAGAGCGGATTTGCGAACACACTGTCCAAAGCTTCGATAGTTTCTTTATATTTACATGATATGAAATTGCTCATGACAAATCGTGAAGCTAACGACCGATTTGGAATTTTACCTCCTCCAATCATATTCCAAGAAGACCAACTCCTCTGAATAGGATCTCTCATAATATAAACTGGTACTACTTCGATATCGTATTTTAGTAAACCGTTTTTAATAAGTCGAAAGATGTTCTCACTCGAGCCTTCATAATGTGTGAAGTCGCCTGTGACTTGATTTATATTTGAAACAGCCCGAAAAAAAGACTCTATGTCTTTTCTATATTCGCTTACATCTTCTAAGACAGGAA